GCCGCCTAATGCTCTCCATCTTGGCCTGCGTCCAGGAAGCGTGCCGTCGGATCGCTCTGCCGGTACCTTCGGTCCTTGTGTCAAACACTGACCCGCAGGTCAATCAGCTTCAGGCTTTGACTAACGAGTTGATGCAGGAGACTATCAAGCGGTACCGGTTCCAGGTTTGTGTACTCAATCCAAGCTGGACGAGTGTGGCCACCCAAGTCCAAGGCACCATTCAAGCACTGTGGGGGATTGAGCCCGAAAGCATCGTCAACGCCACGATGTGGGACTTCAGCCTGCGCCGTCCGATCTTCGGCCCGATGGACGACACCAACTACCAAATCATCCAAGCGCTGATCCCCTCAGGCCCGATCTTCCAGTATCGCATCCAGGACAACAACCTGTTGATCCTGCCCCCGCCACCCGCAGGCAACACCCATTCCGTCATCATTCGCTCGAAGAATTGGCTCGCGCTGAATGGCAATCCTGCGACGCTTGGCTACTATATCCAAAACGATGCCGACACTCCCCTGATCGATGACACGACCCTGATCATGGGCCTGAAGTATCGGTTCAAGAAGGAGAAGGGGCTACCGTACGCCGAGGATGAGCAGTCCTGGGAGAGCATGATCGAGAACATCGCCCTGCGCGATGGCTCCAAGAGCATCCTCTTCCTCGACAAGCCCTCGCAGGAATTGGTGCCGGGGATCTTCGTCCCCTCGGGCAACTGGCCTCTGTCCGGCGGGACCCTCTAACGGGGCGCAGCCATGCGCCAGTCCCTCGAAGACAAGAAAGTCCCCGAGCAGCAAAAGTCGCTCATCGTCACCATGCCACCCCCGGTTGGCGGCTGGAATGCGCGCGACGCACTACCCAACATGCCCGTCACGGACGCGGTCCAGCTCACCAACGAGGTGCCTTGGCCCAGCGATGTGCGCACGCGGCTGGGCTCAACCGACTGGAGCACCGGCTACCCCGCCCCCGTCAACACCCTCATGCCCTTCAACTCCTCGACCGCGGGGTCCAAGAGACTCTTCGCGGCGAGTGGGACAGCCATCTACGATGCGACCTCCAGTGGAGCAGTTGGCGCCGCGGTGGTGTCGGGGCTGACCAACAGCCAATGGCAGTGGGTGAACTTTGCCACCAGCGCGGGCCAGTTCCTGTGCACGGTGAATGGGGCGGATAGCTACTACACCTATAACGGCTCGGCTTGGACCGCCACCGCCACCATGCCCATCACGGGCGGCGGCACGCTGAACATGAACACGGTGATTGGGATTGCCATCTACCAATCCACCCTCTACTTCATCCCGATCAACACCCTGGGTTTCTATTACCTGCCCGCCCAGCAGATAACGGGAACCGTGACTTACTTTAACCTCGCCGCACTGTGCAAGAAGGGTGGGTATCTTGTCCAGATCGACACTTGGACAGTGGATGGTGGGGCGGGGCCGCAGGATTACTTCGTTGCGCTGACCTCCGAGGGCGAGGTGGTGGTGTTTCAGGGATCGGCCTTCAGCATCCCGATCGGCACCGCTGGCTTCATGAACATGGTGGGGGTGTACTTCATCGCGCGGCCGCTTGGGCGGCGTTGCACCTTCAAGTACGGCGGAGACCTCCTGATCCTGACCGAGCGGGGCGTCTTCCCGATCTCCGTCGCGCTGGCCGCTGCGTCGATCGACAAGAGGGTGGCGATCACCGACAAGGTCGAGCCCGCCTTCGTGGCGAACGCTCAAGCCGCCTTCAGCAGCTTCGGCTGGCAGCTCGAAGCCCACACCCAAGGCCAGATCCTCATCGTCAACATCCCGACCACCCCGCAAGTCCAATTCGTGATGCAGTTTCAATCCCGCGGGTGGTGCAACTTCACCGGCTGGAACGCCAATTGCTTCCTCTACTTCAACGGGGTGATGTATTACGGTGGGGCGACGGCGGTGACGGCCTGCTACACCGGCACAAGCGACAACGGCAACGCGATCCAGACGGTGATCCTGCCCGCTTTCACCCAGCTCAAGATCCCCGGCCAGCAGAAGCACGTCAAGATGGTGCGGCCGTACTTCTCTGCGAACGGGAACTTCGCCTTCAGCGTGGGGGCAGCGGTGGACTACAACGTCCCCTACCCGCCCAACGCTCCCCAGGCCGTCACCACCACTCTCTCCCTCTGGGATGTGGCCCTTTGGGATGTAGGAGTGTGGGGCTCGCTGAACGCGCAGAGCAAGCCTTGGACCACCGTCCAGAGCTTCCCCTGCGTCGCCTTCACCCCCTTCTTCCAGATCAGTACCAACAGCGCCACGATCATGATCGAGGCATACGACGTGCTGTTTGCGCGGGGTGGGGTGCTGTGAGGGTGCTGCTCGAGCCCCAGGAGAAGATCGGCGCCTGGGTGTGTGAGCACTCACATTCCCTCTGGAATGACAAAATGACCGCAATCGGGGTGATCACCGATCGTGATGAGCTGGTGGCGGGGGCGGTATTTGATGACTTCACCGGGCCTCGGGTGGCGCCGCACGTCGTCTGCCTGGATCCGACCGCCGCCCCACTGCTCGCCCGCCTGCTATGCCGCTACGCTTTCCACCAACTCGGCGCCCGCGCCTTGACCCTGCGAGCCGAGACGGGTAATATCCCAGCAGTAAGTCTTCACTCACGTCTTGGCGCCGTTCCCGAGGGCAGGCTCATCGGCGCAGGACGATCCGGGGATGACATCCTCTTGTCGCGGCTGGATCGATCCAGCCCATTCGTTGCGAGGGTGTTACGTGAACAGCGGAACGGCTCCGGGCGTACCTAACTACCAAGCGCTGATCCAACAGCAGCAGGGGATCAACACTGGCCAATTCCAGCAGCAGATCGGGGCTGGGCGGGTTGGGCAGACCACTCCCTACGCTTCGACGGGCTGGCAGCAGGACCCGACCACGGGGCAGTGGACGCAGAATACTGCTCTGAGCAGCGGGACGGCTGGGGTGGTCAATCCGGCACTGGCCGGTGCGGGCGCTGCGGCATCATCCTTCAACCCCGCCAACAACCCGACCTACGGGGGGCCGCAGAACGCGGGCAATCTCTCCTTCAACCCAGCCGGGGTGGCGCAGAACCTCTACCAGAGCCAGCTCGGACTGCTCGAACCGGGGATGCAGTCCCAGGCGAGCGCCCTCGATCAGAGCTTGAAGGCGCAGGGGTACGATGTCAATCAAGCTGGCGGGGCGCAGACGGCGGAGAACAATCTCGAGAACCAGCAGAATCTCGTGCGCGCCCAGACGGCGAACTGGGCCGCGGGTCAGGCGATCCCCCAAGGTGCCCAACAGCTCGCCGCCCAGGAGTCCATTCCCCTGACCCAACAACAAGTGGCCCAAGGTGCGTTCGGTGCGGGCTTGCAGCAGGCCCAGCTTCCGATCAGTGAGGCCACCGGGCTCACCAACATTGGCCTCGCCCCCGCCAACGCGCTGCCTGGGGGCACAGCGCCGACTCCTGGCCTGCCTCCCATCAACGCTCTCGACGCCGGGCAGCAACAGTATGCGAATCAGGTGGGGGGCTACAACGCGAACCTTGCCAGCAATGCGAACCAGTTGAGTGGACTGCTTGGGCTGGGGGATGCGGGTCTCGGTGCCTATGCTGCCAACCCGACGGCCTTCAACAAACTCGCCAGCGGCATCGGCGGGGCGGTCGGCAACCTCGCCAGCGGCATCGGCGGGGCGGTCGGTAACGCAGGCAGTTGGCTCGGCGGACTGCTGGGATTCTGATGGCCCTCGACCCCGCCACCCTCCAAGCCCTCTCCCGCGCCGTGGCGCAGCCGTCGGTTGCCAACCCCTATGCCAACGGGCTGAACGTGTCGGGCGCGGGCGGGACGGGGAATTGGGGGGTGAGCTACGACCCCACCTTCGGCACCCTCGCAGCGAACACCGGGTTCGGTGAGGCCCCGATCTACACCCCCTCCCAGTTCAGCGCCCTGCTGGGTAAACTCCCCAGTAACGAGACCTTCGGCAACGGGCCGAATCAAGCGTCGGTGACCGCCAACCCCGACGCGCCCAAGAGCAACGGCCCGGGCAGCCAAGCGCAATACGCGGCAAGCTTCGCGCCCTCTGCCGGGAGCCCTCTTGTGGTGAACACAGGAGGTGGGGGCGGGAGCAGCTTCCTGAATGCCCCCGGTGGGCAGACCATCCAGTACGGCCTCGACCCCAAGACGGGGTATGAGGTGCCAATCAGCGCGCGGGGGTCGGCTCCAGGTACCTCCGACATCTGGGACTCGATCGTGCCAGCGGTTCTGGGCACCGCCGCGCTTGGTGGGGCGGGTGCGCTTGCCGCGGGCGCTGGCGCCGCTGGAGCGGGCGCTGCGGGGGCTGATGTGGCCTCCTCAATCGCCGACCCGACGCTGGGTTTCATCAGCGGGGCGGGTGCGCCGGGGGAGTTGGCCGGCGGGATTGATCTCGGAGCGGTGGCACCACTGGGCGCGGGTGGGGCGGCGGCGGGCGCTGGGGGAATGGTTCTGGATAACTCCGCGCTTATCAACGACATCGCCAACACGGCAGCGGGGAATGTTGCGCCGCAGTTGCAGGCCGATCTGAGTGCGGGCGCCGCGGCGGGGGATGCAGGCATCACGGCGGACATTGGTGGGGGCAGCGGGCTTGGGAGTGCCCTCCGAAGCCTCGCCTCCAACAAGAACCTCCTCGGCGCGCTTTCCAAGGTGATTGGTGGGTTGGCGGGTGGGGGGACGGCTACGATTGGTGGGGGGACGAATGCGGCTGGGGGCACGGGTAGTGCGGGTGCACCAGGAAGCTATGGTGGTGGGACTGCGGGTGGCATCGCCCCCTTGAGCGCCGGCACACCCACCGGAGTCCAGCCCACCCAGCACGTCAACCCCATCTCCTACCAAGCCCTTGGCCAATCTCCCACCTCCAACCCCATGCTCTCCCTCGCCCTGCGAGAGATGCTAGGACAACAGAATGGCTGATCTTTTCGCTGCCCAGAATATTCCCACAAATCAACAACAGGTGACGCAGCTTCCTGCGGATGTGCAGTTTGGCCTCGACCAAGCCGCGCTCCAACGGGCGCTCGCGCAAGCACTGCTCCAACGTGGTATGCAGGTGCCTGAAGGCCAGACGATCCAGACAGGCGGTGGCGCACCAAACCACTACGTCAAACCATCGGCCTTTCAATACCTCGCCAGTCTGGCCAACACAGCAGCCGGCGCAAGCGGTCTTGGTGCATCAAACGCCAACCTGCGCGATATCATGCAGAAATATCAGGGTCAACAGAATGCAGCCCAGAGCGCGGCGGCGCAAACGCTTGGTGGAGGCCC